TAATGACATGTTTTTGTATGACGGTAGATATTTTTCTGTAATGTCCTACCGTGTTCGTGGTCGCCTTAGGGACGACATTTTGGTAGTTGTGGAAGGGCTAGAGGTTTACATTAACCAAGAAATGCCTTTTGACCCAGGCCCAGACCCTTATGTGGTCAACAACTACCCATGGCCTACAACACTCCCTGGAATTTGATAAACTTGTATTATCCTTGGTGAGCGCCAAGGTGCTCATTGCCCAGAACTATGTAAGGAAATACCTATGTTAGGTTCCTCCACCATTCTTAATACCCCTAGTTCTGGCCCTCTTTTAAAGGGAACTCTTTCAGTAATTGAATATGCTGAAATGATTGTTAAAGACTATAAAGCCGCTATCAGTCAAGCAATCAAAGATATTGCTGATGAAGAGCAGGAAATCACTCGCAATATGGCTAGTTCCTCAGACAGTGATTGGTCTACCCTGGCAGATAAAATTAAAGTTCAATATAATGAAGAAGAAAGAATGCTTCGTTATTCTGTTGATGTATCTGGGGAAGACATCAACAAAGTTCAAAACTTGGAATTTGGGTACAAGCACATTGGACCAACCCCAATTCTTCGCACAGCGGCTGCTAGAGGTAAAGACAACTTTGGTAACAGAGTTGCAAATAACACCTATGGTTTATTGTTTGGTTCTGATAAATGAGCAAAACAGGGTTCCTCTTAGCAGAGGACGAAGCAATTAAAGTGCGTCTTACAGGCATTACAGTATCTGATGACCGTAATGCAACTCGCCCTGTTAAAGTATTCTTTCGGTATCCTGAGGCTGAGACAGAACGTGACTACCCTTTCATTACTATTGAAATGCTAGATATTGTTCATGCCAAGAATCGCCAGCATTCTGAAAACGAATTGTATTACTACAACACCACTGGTGGGGGTTCTGTTCCAGCCAATGTTGTTTCCGCTCCAAACAGGTTAGACTATTGGCCCAGCATTTCATCTAACTTTTCAAATTTTACAGACAAAAATGATTACCAAGTCCTTATGACTAACGAGTTTGTCCCTGTAGACCTTTTGTATCAGGTCTCTACATTTACCCGTAGCGCTTTGCATGACCGCTATTTGTCGTCCATTATGCTTACAAAGATTTTCCCTTTCCGCAGAGGCTCTATTCATGTGCCCGCAGATAACACAGACCGCCGTTTGGAACTACTTGACTGGTCAACCGCAGACCTTCTGGACCCAGAAGCAGGCTACCGTAAAAGGATTTTCCGAAAGGTTTACACGTTGCAGATGTCGGCAGAACTGCCTTCAACTGATGTATATGGCTCCAAGCAGGCAACCGAGATAGTCGCTACTATTGACTATACAAATTCTTAAAACTTTATTTACCAACTACTTCCTTTAGGAGAAGAAATGACATACACACGACCAGGAATCTACGTTTCAGAAGGTCCCTTTACTACACACATTGCAACTAGCCCGTCTACGTCTGCCGCCGCTTTTGTGGGAACAGCAGAGCGTGGTCCTTCAAGTCCTGCCCTTATTCAGTCTTGGAACTCTTACAAGACACAGTTTGGTGACCTTGATGTTAACTACGAAATGGGTTATGCCCTTTACCACTTCTTTGCAAATGGTGGTCGTACTGCTTATGTAAGCCGTGTTACTTCAGGAGCAAGTTCTTCTATTGCTGCTCTTGTAAACATTCAAGGAACAGTAGCCAGTGCTCCAGGAACAGTATTTAAACTTTCTGCTCCAAGCGTTGGCACATGGGGCAATGCCATTAGTGCCACTATCACTGCTGGTTTGGTATCAGGAAACACCCCAACATTTAACTTGGTAATTTCGTATGATGGAGTGCCTGTAGAAACCTGGTCTGAACTTAGCCTTGATGCTAACAACGCTCGGTACGCCCCAACAGTAGTTAACAACTATTCTGCATATGTAATCATGTCCAATGTTGGTGTTACCACTGCTGGAACTACTTACACAGTTACTCCAGTAGTTGCACCTCTTGCAACTGGCGCAAATGGTACTACTATTGTTGCAAGTGATTGGTCAACAGCACTTACAAAACTGGATGGAGTTGAAGGACAACTAGTCATTAACTTGGTTGGGCAAAGCAACACTACAATTGTCAACAACGCAATTGACTACGTTACGTTTACAGATTCTGAGTCTACACCAAATGCACGTAAAAACTCATTCTTAATTGTAGACCCTAACCCAGAACTAACTGTTGCTTCTGACATTGTTACGGCTGTTTCAGGATACACAGTGTCATCTTATGTTGCTGTCTACTACGGAATGCTCTCTATGACAAACCCAGCGGTTCGTGGTTCTGCTGCATTGCGTAACACCTACCCATGCGGTGCTATCGCTGGTCTATACCAGCGTGTAGACGCTGAACGAGGTGTTGGTCGGGCTGCTGCTGGTTATGGTTACACTCTCCAAAACACTTTTGGAACAGTTACTAACTTTACTGAAGCACAAGTTGGAACCCTTTATGCTGCACACATCAACACTCTTAAGAATGTTGCTGGCGCTGGCGTAATTGTCAATGGTGCTCGCACACTTAAAAAGACAGACATCACTAAGTACATCCCAAGCCGCCGTACCCTTAACTACGTTAAGGCTCAGGTTGAGGACCTTACAAAGCCCGCATTGTTCCAGCCAATTGGCGACCGCCTCTGGTCTAGCCTTGAAGGAAGCATTGCTAAAATGCTTTCTGGTTTGTGGTCTTCTGGGGCATTGAAAGGCCGTAGTGCTGCTGAAGCATTCTACGTTACTTGTGATGCCACAAATAACCCTCCCTATGTCGTTGAGGCAGGGGAAGTACACATTGAAGTAGGAGTTGCTTTAGCATCTCCTGCTGAATTCATTGTTATTAATGTAAGCCAATTCACTGGTGGCAACACCGTTACAGAAACACTCTAAGGAGAAAATAATGCCTTTAACACGCACAGACCCAATCCGTTCCTTTAAATTTGAGGTTCAGTTTTTAGTCCCAACGTTAACCACCCCATTAGGTACAAATGCACCAAATGTAACAGCCACTGCCCCAAATGGTGGTGCAGGAGCAAGTGCAACCACACTTAGTGAGTTTGCTGCTGGTCTTGGTAGCCTTGGTTTTGCTGCTATGAGCGGCTTGGCTGTTACCAACGAAGTTATCCAATACCGTGAAGGTGGCATGAACACCCACCCACACAAGATGGTTGGTCAAACAGACTTTGCTCCTATTTCATTTAACCGTGGTGTCTTTGAAGGCCAGGACCAATTGTGGAAGTGGCAACGCTTCTTGCACAACTGGCAAAGTGGTTCAACAGGCTCAACAGGTGGCAACGATTACCGTTGTGACGTAGTTGTGTATGTTTATGACCACCCACATTCTAATGCAAGTTACACCGACAACGTAGGTAACAACAGCGCAAACTTTATTGGTACTAAAAAACTTGGTATTAAAATCTTTAATGCATGGCCTGCATCATTTACCATGAGCGGACTAAACGCAAGTGGTAGCGAAATCATGGTTCATGAATTAAGCCTCGTACATGAAGGTTTTATCATTGAATATGATGCTGCAAAAATTGCAGCACTTGCTTCTGCTTCTTAATTAGTTTACTTAAAAGGAAAATAAAATGATTGAAACAAATACATCAGCAATTGATGCTGCCAACGAAGCCTTATCAGACCCCGCACCACGTATTAATAATGCCCCTGTAACAGAGGTTCTATTAATGCGTGGTGTTCTTCGTGATAGTCAATGGTTACAGGAATCTGTAATCCGTGAACTTAACGGAGAGGATGAAGAAGCAATTGCTTCTCTTACCAGCAAAAATGAACTTGTATATAGCGATTATATGACAGCACTCCTTAAAAGAGCAGTTGTATCTATTGGTAATGTACAAATGTCAGATGACCCCACAATGGTTGACGACTTACTAATTGGTGACCGTGACCTACTCTTTATTGGTGCCATGAAAGCAACCTATGGTCGTTTTCGTGAAATGGAAGTTGCTTGTGGAAATTGCAATGCAACTAACTTTGTAACCTTAAACCTTGAAGAAGACTTTAAGTTTGAAAGACCAACAGTTGATTGCACAAAGCCGCTAGAAGTAGAACTTCGTGATGGCTCTATTGCTAAACTTCGTTATCCAACAGGCTCTGATAGTTCATATGTTGCAAAAAACGCAAAAACTAACGCAGAACAAAATACTCTTATGTTGGCACGTTGTGCTGAATGGGGCGATGACAAACCAGCGGATGTCCAAAAATGGGCTAAAGCATTGGGTGTCAGCGATAGAAACAAGTTGGTACGGGCACTAACCACTAACCCTCCTGGGCCAAAGATGGAAGAGGTGAAAACTCAGTGTGCCAAATGCGAAGAAGACCTTCTTATTCTTATGGACTGGGTCTCACTTTTATTCAGTTAACCTAACGCTTACCTACTGGGAATACGAAACGATTGCCTCGCTTTATTCGGGGTTTGGTCTAAGTGACCTAAAAAATATGACAGTGCGACAACGGGCTTATTGGTACGCCATGGCTCGTTGGCGCAATAACCCCAGAGGCTAATGATGAGCGAAACACCTATAGGACAATCTAGTTTTGATACAGGCGGTGGTGCTGCCGTTGGCGAAGCCAGCAAAGTTTCCGCAAAAGGTAACAACCGCTTTCAAGCAGACACCCAAGCATTACACGAACTTGATACTGCTCTAACTAAAATCAACACCAACATTAACAAGTTAAAGACTGACCTTCCTAAGGTTATTAGTCTGACTGAACAATGGGCATCAAAGATGCGCATGGTTTCAAATGCAATGGGTGGTATGGGTGGCGGTGGAACCAGTCCTAATGGAGCCCCCGCTGGAACGCTTACTCAATCAGTTCTTGGTGGTGGCGGTGGACCTATGTTCCACTTTGGTGATATCAACACCAATCGCAGTCAAAACCTAACAATGATGGGTGGAGGCGGAAGTGGCGGAGGAAAAGGTGCTTCCGCAGCAGACATTGGTAAGCAAATTGCTTCCCAAGTAGCCTCTGCAATTGGTGCTGCTTTAAATAATCGCATTAGCGAAAACTCTAGTTACTCGCTATCTGCCAGTCGTTTGGACATGCTGACCCAGCAGACAAGCGGTATGAGCCGTCAAAGTCTTTATAACACACAACGCCAACCACTCCAACAGTACAAACTTGGTGCTGGTGGAATTAATAGTGTTTTGGCTTTGCAAGCATCAACAGGTATTGATGCATTAAAACAAGCCAAGAGCGTAGAGTCTCTTAGGGCTTCTTCGGGTTATGCATATAGCACGGACCAAATTAACCAAATGACTCGTGGCATGGCAAGTGCCCAATCTGCTAACCGTATGTTTATGACCATGGGTACAGGTATGTACGGCGTTGGCGGACAGCAAAAGAGCAGCATGACAGTTGTTAAAGATGTTGTACAACGTCTTGGACTAACTACAGAAAGCGCTTTAAAGGGTGCAATGGCTCCTGGCTCTATGACTCGTGAGCGTTTGCGCCAATCAGGGCTTCCTGAAGATATGCAAGACCTTGTCCTTCAGTATGCCCAACAAAAC